TATTTTTGACGTACAGCAGCGTGATGCCGGAGGAAATGTGCTTTCCAATAGTTACAACCTGCAAGGTTCGTTGACGTTTGGGTTTAGAGATGCAGCCAATGTTTCCTATGTGGTGGTAGATGGCGTGTTGGCTGCAGCAGCCACAAGCGGAGCCGGTTATTACCTTGGAGGGCAGCGCCTGGTGCAATTTGAGAAATTGGCGGCAATCACCAAATTCACTTCCGACAGTGGAAACGCTGACGCCGCTCGACTGGAATGGGAATCAAAACAACGCGCTTACGAAGCTTCTGTTCAAGCCGTCAACTCGGCAGCATCTACATTGCAGGCAGCTTTAAACGCATTGCCTGCCAACACGCCACTAACAGGCGGTGATCGCTGCGGGAAAAGGCTTTCTAGCTGCAAGCTTCGTTTTGGAGAGGAGAATTTACCATTTGGAGGCTTCCCAGGAGCCAACATCTCCTACTAATGAACCTTTCTTCCATCGTTCAACATGAGATCATCATGGCGGCCCATAAGGCCGCCAATGAAGAGGCTTGTGGTTTCATTGTGAACAACGAGCAAGTGATTGTTTGTAAGAACATTCATGATTGCCCAGAAACTAATTTTGCCATTGCTGCCGAAGACTATGTGATGGCCGAAGATTGCGGCGAAATTACGGCAGTATTTCATTCCCATACGCATGGCAAGGACAGGTTCTCTCCGCATGATGTAGAGGCTTGTAAGGCTACAAATATTTCATGGGTGATGTACAACAGGGAGACCAACAATTTTCTGTACGCTGATCCACGAATGTCAGCGCCAATTGTGGGTCGTCAATGGGTGTATGGCATTCATGATTGCTATGCCTTGGTGCGGGATTATTACCATCAGTCCTTTGGTATTGACCTCGACGACTTCAAACGTGGCGATGAGGAAGAATGGCAAAACCCAGAGTGGAAGATGTTTGACGATAATTTCGCGTCTCAGGGCTTCATGGAAAAAGATAAAAGCGCTGCGTTAAAGCACGGCGACATCTTGATGTTTAAGCTTCTTTCGTCTTCCGTCACTCATGTGGGAGTGGTTGACGAAGCTGGGTGCGGTTTTTATCACCATATGGGACAGCGATATTCAGAGCATGTTGAATACAATGGATTCTGGGCTAAGATGACGACAAAAGTGTTGTGCCACAAGGAATTGCAATGACAAGTGGCAAGCCAAAAATGATTGAAGTGAAGCTCCTTGGGGAGCTTGGCAGAAAGTTTGGTCGCTCTTATCGTTTTGTGGCGCGATCAACCAGGGATGTAATATCTGCCTTGTCTAATCAGCTTGATGGCTTTGCTGAATACATGGCCACAGCCCATGAGCGCGGCATTGGTTTCAAGGTGGTAACGAGAGAACCTGATGGTATTGATTATTCAGAGCTGGCCGTTGACTGTGATCGAGTGGTGATTGCACCTGTGATTACTGGTGGCAATAACTTTGTCAAGATTCTGCTCGGCGTGGCATTGATTGCCCTGTCCTTCGTCACGCTTGGCGCCGCCACCGGCGCCTTTGCGGGCCTTGCCGCCGCCGGCGCTAGTGGTGCCGTTGGTAGCGCAGCTCTGTTTGCCACTGGTATCGGCCTGGTGTTAGGCGGCGTTGCTGGCTTGCTGTCGCCTGGAATGGGCTCCATCTCTACTCCGAGCATTGGATCCATCGTGACGAGGGGAGGCCCTTCAAGGCCCAAAGGCGAAGAGGGTGGCGGGAAGCGAGACAGCTTCTTATTTGATCGAGCTGCTCAATTGACCAACCAGGGGCTTCCCATTCCATTGTTGTATGGGGAATATTTGGTCACATCTTCGCTGGCCTTGTCTTCTGCCGTTAATGTTGAAGCTTTGAATACGTCTAATTCCCCGAATTCGGAAGCTGACGAATGATGACTGAGTATTTGAGGAATTGACATGGCATCAGTTAGTATTTCGGGCGACAACCACATTGAAGGCACTTTTTCTGCCGGTGAAGTTACCGACGACAAAAATGGCGTAGCGGCAAATCCTCGTTATTCGTATGAGTGGGAATACAAAAGTGGAATCATTGAAAACGCTAATTATGCAAACATTCCTGACGCATCTGGAGATAGCGTTACGCTTGATGGCTCGCAAGTTTATTATGGCGCCAGGGTTCGCGTTGCAGTTTCGTATGACGACGCCAATGGCGACAGGCGTGTTGTTCGTTCTAACCCAACTAATACTCTAGATTTTCCACCCAGCACTCAAAATATTAGCGGCGGAATTGCGCTGAGAAAAAAGACAATTAGGGTGGCAGAAAATGCCGAATATGCAGTTATTGAGGCTGTTGTTAGAACAGATGATCGCGTTAAGTTAACGCTAAATTTTGGCACTGGAGGAGCAGACGCTTCTGACATCGACAGACTTGGTATTGAGTTTTTCAAGGCTGGCGTTTGGACTACGTATGAAGGCGGCTCAGTGCGCGTAAACGGCGTTGGAGATTACGCCACTGCAATGTTCCGTATTCCCATTATTGATGACGACACAACGGAGGGAACTGAGTCTTTTGATTTTACTCTGGAGAATGTAGACCGCGGTAAATCCAGGCGGGGCAAAGTCGTTATTGAGGAATATAACAAGGAATGGCCGGACACGCTGGCTAGTACGGCTACGGCAAAGGTATTGCTGGCTCTTTGCGAAGGTCCGATTGAAGGAGTGCCAACTGAGGACATTTACAAAAGCATCTACATTGATGAAACTCCGATTAAATCACAGAGTGGCCGTGATAATTTCAAAAGTGGCGTGCAAGCTTCTTTTAGAAACGGCGAGCTTAATCCAGAACCTCTCACTGGATTTGGCAATGTAGAAATCGAGCAAGCTGTCGGCATTAAGGTAACAAAAGAAATTCCATCGATTATTACAACAACAAGCAATCGACTGGCATCTGTCAGGGTGCGCGTTGGCATTGGAGGGCTTTTCCAAACAGATGAGCGAGGCAATACTTTTGGAGCGAGCGTATCTTTTACTGTCGTCATTCGTGATTTTTATGGGGCTGAAATTGTTAGAGCGCAAGAAGAGATTTCTGGTAAAGCGCGTGGGGCTGTCGACTTTGAATATTCCTATGCCCTGAGCGGCACTGGTCCTTGGACAATCAGAATCATTCGCAACACGGCAGACGCTGATGATCTTAAGACGACCAATGCCATCTATTTCAAAGGCATCACTGGAGTGATTTCTCAAACATTTAAATACCCTTACACCACATTGCTTGGCATGGTATTTAAGGCCGAGCAGTTTAACTCTTTGCCACGAGTAGCAATTCGCCTGAAAGGCAAGATTATCAAAATTCCTAGCAATTACAACGCAGACAGCAGGGTTTATTCTCCGAGCGTATGGGATGGCCAGTTCAAAGATGGCTATACCAATAATCCAGTGTGGATTTATTACGACTTGCTAACTAATTCACGGTATGGATGCGGAGACTTTATTGAGGCATCTGACATTGATATTTACAATCTTTACGCGCTTGCTAAATACTGCGACGAAATGGTGCCCGATGGCAAGGGAGGTACAGAGCCTCGGTTTACCATCAATGCCTACATCAACAATCGTGGCGAAGCTTATGAAGTGCTGAATGCTTTGGCGGCAGCATTTAGAGGGATGGTTTACTACGCGGAAGGCGTTATTCGTGCCTCCATTGATAAGCCACGAGCTGTATCACGCCTGTTTACACCGTCCAATGTCGTAGCGGAATATTCTGAAACAGGAGAGCTTACCAGGCCGCCATTTTCTTATGAAGGTGTGGCGCGCAAGGCGCGCAAAACCGTGGCGCTTGTGTCATGGAATGATCCAGATGATTTGTTCAAAACAAAAGTTGAATACGTTGAAGAGCCAGAAGCTATCGCTAAGTATGGCTACAGAGAAGTAGAGATTCGCGCTTTTGGTTGTACATCCAGGGGCCAGGCTCAACGCCTTGGAAAGTGGACCTTGCTTTCTGATTTATACGAAACAGAAACTGTCACCTTTAAGGTGCCAGCAGAAGGGTTCTTTATGTTGCCTGGCGAGGTGATTGAAGTGGGAGATCCTTCTAAAAACCCCAGTATTGCAGCAGGAATTGTGGAGGCTGTAACGGGAAGTACAGTTGTTATAGACCGAGAAGTGGCGCTGCAAAGCGGCGTCACTTACACATTGGTAGTCAAGGGTCCAGAGGGTGAAATTGAACGCACAGTCGTAAGCGACCCTGGCACGCAAGTGGGGCTTGCTGTGAGTCCTGCTATCAATGACAGTATTCGCGTGGGAAGTCCGTGGATTTTGCGCCCGGCAACCATCGTTCCACGCAAGTTCCGCGTGATTGGACTCGCTGAAGTGGATGGGGCCGTTGCTGTGTCTGCTGTTTCTTACAACGAAAGCAAATTCAACGCAGCAGACCAGGCCGCTCGCGCTCCGGGCACCATCCCAGGTAGTTTCCCATTTAACTCTTCGCCTGTTGTTGCCACATCGTCTATTTCATTGGAGGTGCGCTGATGGCTGCCGCTTTAGAAATCACTTGGTCTTCTCCAAAAGTTTGCACCTATTCGCTGCTGCGCTTAGTAGCGCCTGGTGTGTGCTGGACTGAGCCAAGAAGCAATCCAGACATTACAGCATATCGAGTGGAGCTTCTTGAGACCAGAGAAAATTCCTGGAGGACACTGGCTGATACAGTGGACACATATGTAGCAGTGCCTTCGGATGACTATTCCCTGAATTCAGCGTACAAATTTCGTGTTGCTACAATTAATGCATATGGCGCCAAATCTGCATGGGCGGAATCGGCTACATTCGTCGCTTCTCCGCTGCGTTTTGATTTTTCTGCTCAAGACGTAGTTAAGCTTCCAGACGGGCGATCTGTAAACAATCAGCGCTTCTTGTTCTACCTTTTTTAATCATGGCACTGTTTGGGCTTGACGCCGCTGGCAACTCCGCTTACATCCAGGCGCAGGGGAACGGCACGGAGACCACTCCTTACATTCTTCAGCATGACCTGTTGCCCAGTGGTATTGCGAGCGCATGGGCGAGCACTACAAGTGGCACTGTGATCGTGTCAGGCGTTGCAAGCACTAAGCTGCGCGTTGTCAATTTGGTAGTCACCGCCACCTCTGGAGGCACTGTTCAGTTTCGGAGTGGCGCATCTGGTGTTACTCTCACGCCGGCTTTTCCCATTGCTGCATCTGGAAGCCTGGTGTTGAGTAATCCGCTTGGTCTTTTTGAGACCAGCGCTGGCGAGTCCTTGCAGACCGTTGTTAGTAGCGGCATTGCATATCAAGTGCTGGTCACCTATCGCGGAGTGGCGTGATGACTCGGATTATTGGCAAGCTTGACGGCCCCGATGGGCCTTTAAATGGTCGTTTGTTTGTCAAGGCTGGGGGCGCCTTTATTGGCGCCCCTGCCGATGATTTGGCTTTCAAAATTGAAGATGGAATTGTCGATATTGAATTACCGCCTTGCCCTGCTGGGTTACCTTATGCCGTTGATTGGCGTGCCATTGGCGACACCAGGCGGTTGTCCTATGTAGAGCGATGGAGGGTGGTACCGGTGGAGGAGATGGGTCTTGATGAGGCTCGTGGACTTATTAGGACAGATGGCCGGCGTGTTACCAGAGCTAGTAAGGGTGATTTAATTGAAGCAACCATGCTTCGCAATGAAGCAGAAGAACTAAAGCGTCGCGTAGTCCAGCTTGAAGAAGAGAATGGTTCTCTTCTACGTCAATTGAGTCAGTCTGAAGGCGGAGCCGCCGCAGCCCAAGCGCAGGCGGCTTCGTTGTCGGCAGAACTTGGCAAAGCAAGGCAACAATTGGCTTCAGCTTCCAAGCCGCAGGTCATCGAAACAGAGCGTATTGTTGAGCGTGTTCAAACAGACGGCGAGCGAGCGGAAGAGATTTCAGGGTATTTGCAGAAAATTGCGTTGCTGGAAGAAGAAAACCAGCGACTAGCAGAAGGCTTTAATGAAACGCTTTCTCTTAGCACGCATTTTGCGAACTTGCATGCGCAGATTGATAGACTGAGCAGTGAGAAGCAACAGCTTCTTCGTCGCATTGAAGAACTGAAAGCGCCTATGCGTACCACTTCTTCGTTGCGCAATGAAGCAATTGCAAACCTCGATAAATTAACTAACGGCTAATGGAAAGCATTAACGTCACAGTTCGCGAGGGGGACAGCTTTGACGAGCTGTATCTTGCTTTCCAGAAACCAGTGGGCACTCCTCGTGATTTTACGAGCAGTGAGGTAGTTGCTCAAATCAAAGAAACGTTTGGCGGCAGTGTTGTTGACACTTTTGGCATTACCAAGCTGACAGCTCCTGGCCATTTAAAGCTCGCGCTCACTGCTTCTCAAACAGAAGTTCTTCGGCGCAATATTGGCAGCGGCTATGACGAGCGTAGTATCACTTACGACGTGGGCAGGCAGGCCGCAGATCCCGCTGACATTGGCGCTCTCTACCTGTGGGACTTGAAAGAGCTTTACTACGTTGACGAAGGCAATGGTATTGCCTCTATTACGCAGGGTAATGTTGTTGATATCGGGCTTGGCACTTACCGGATGCGCGTCACAACCAGTGGCAACCATAATTTAACTTCCACTGACATTGTTCGCCTTTCTGGCACTAGCGTTTCTGGCTACAATCTCACTTACACCGCCAACACTTTAAACATTGTTTCCAACACAGTGTTTGAAGTGATTCCTAGCGGTGGTACTCCCTTGTTTAGTTCCGTTGCCTCTGGTGGCACTCTAAAAGTGCTGAAAGAGGATACGATTGTATTAGGAACACTGCAAGTGAAGCCTCGCATCACTTCAATCTGAGCCTCGCATTACATCGATCTAAGGAACAATGCCTGACATTGAAGAAGGTAAACAGGTAGTAACGGTTGGCCGTACTGAACCGATTCAAGCGGGTCAGGCCACGATGGCCAACTCGCTGCCGGTTGTAATTGCGAGCGATCAGAGTCCAGTGCCCATTCTGGACAACCTCAGCGCACCTTCCGAGGTGCATGATGACTTGCTGGGTAACCCTCGTGTGCAGAGCAGCCTGCAACTGTGGGACAGCACCAACATCCTTGCCATCGATCCAAAGGCCTGGAAGATCACTGCTGACCCCACGGGCACGCCTGATTATTCCAGTGTGACGCACCTGCCGCAGGAGAGCGGTGCTCAGTTGCTGATCAATACCAATGCTCCGAACAGCACTGTTGCTCGGATGCAAAGCCGCCTGGTGTTTCCCTATCAAACTGGTCGCATTACTGACGCCAGCTTTGGCGTGAGCATGCTGAAAGATACAAATGCCACGATTGAATTTGGTATTTTTGATGGCAGCAACGGTTATATCATTCGCATTATCGGCAACGATCTTTACTTCGTTCGTCGCACGAATTCCGGTGAAAGCCCGCAGAATCATGGTGCTCCCGTAGGTAGCACGGACTTTACTGTTAGTGATCCCAGCAGCCTGTACAACAACCATCGCTACCGGGTGCTGCCTTCTGACCCTTCCGTGATGGAAGAGATTGTTCCGCGTAGTGCCTTCAATGGTGACAAGCTTGATGGTGCGGCTCCCAGCGTTCACACGCTGAGCCTGTCCAATGTGACGATGTTCCGCATCATGATGGGCTGGTACGGCGGCTCTGCGGCTCGTCTGATGGCTTATGTGCCGGTTGATGAAAATCTGCCTGCCGGTGCCACTGCTAAGAATGCACGTTGGGTGACCATTCACCAGCTCAACACTTGCGACCGCATTCCATTCCCCAGTCTGGGCAATCCGAATTTGCCCATGACTTTTGAGGTGACAAAGACTGGCAACATTGCACAGGCTGTCTATCTCAAGGTGTATGGCACAAAAGCTGAAATTGATGGTGGCGACGCCAGTAAGTATGACATCTTCTCTCAAGAGAGCGCCGCTGCAAGCATCAACCCCGGCGTTGTCCGTCCATTGCTGACCATTCGTTGCAAGGAGGACATCACCAACGAAGACGGCAATAGCAAGCAAAACATCATGCGAGTGGTGCCGCTAATGGCCAACCTTTCCTCGCAATATCGTGCAAAATTTGCACTGGTAAAGAATCCGACAGCTCTGCTTATTAGCGGAAGCAGCGTCAACCCGGCCACTGCGTCTGGCGTGTTCACGTCGACTGCGGCACTTTCCGCCATTGAATACAACACAACTGCTACCGGCGTGACGGGCGGCGAGCCTGTTGCTACGTTCTTCACTGGCGATGATGACGGGCAAAACATCGTCCTTCAAGAGATTTTCCGTTACAACCGCGAATTCCTCACTCGTCCTATCTCCAACGATACTGGCGAGAGTGGAGACATTCTCGTTCTTACTGCTCAGTCTGTTGCCGATAGTGGCAACACTGTCGCCGGCTCCATCACTTGGGGCGAACGCTAATTAAAAAAGATGGCTTATTACCAGCTTCCC